CATCCTCTGTGATCGCCAGCGCCAGTTCACCAGCCAGCCGATACGCAAGGCAGTTCACGAAGCCGGGGAGCAACTGCGTAAAGTCTGTGATGAGCCGGATGTAGTTGATGACGATGGGACGGGCAGTTGCGTAGTTATCGCAGTGCGGATAGTTGCTCAAGAGGTTGTTGGTGTACGAAACCCCGTCGGCGTTTAGAACCGCCTCGATGACATACGGCACAGCCTCGTGCGGGTGTACCGGAATATCGCGGTGGCGGAACCACCCATACCCTTCGCCGCCCCATCCCCACTCGGCTGCATCGGCAATGCGGCGCTCTTCCGGTATCTCTCTGGGCCTAACCAGCCTCAGATAATCCGCTGGCAGAGGATAGGCAAACTTGTATCCGCCCACAGGAGCTTGTGCGTTCTGCTGCAAAGCGACGCGAGTCTTGGCAAACTTCCATTCGCGCTCACTCAACACTTCCTGAAACACCATGTCCCAAACGACATTCACCTTGATAGCGTTTGGGGTTTGTTCAGTAAGAGAGCCGATAGTGCCTCTCGCCCCGATGCGCTGCAAACTCATATTGGCAATGGCTACCGGCGAATAGTTCACAAGGCTCCCCCCTAAAGAAAAGAGGGACGAGGCATTGCCCCGCCCCCGGTGAATGGTGAACCGTTCTAAGCAGCCGCCAATTCCAGCCTGGCCTTCTTCGCGGCGCGTCCCTTTGCGAGTGCTACCGCGAGTTGAGCCTTGCGCTCGGCAGTCATCGGCACCTTGCGCTTGTCAGGCTTGACCGGCTTGGCCTCGACAATCTCCTTGATGGTTGCCGTTGCCACAACAGGCTCGTCTTCCGGTTTTGGAACCTTTCCCTCGTGACCGGGATACTGGAAAAGCCATTCGCCTCTAAGTGTCGTCAAGGTAGCCAGTTGGCTATCCGTGTCGATCTCATAGAGGCCGTCAGGTAACGGTCCAGCATCGGGATTGTACGATTTGCTGGCCTGACTATCCCAGGCGAACGCAAGACATTTAGCATGAACAAGCATTATTGCTCCCCTCCACACTTCGGTCCCCACCATGAATAGATGGAACCGACATAGCCGTTGTTGGCCGGTGTGTTGACCGCGTTCCAGCGCAGGAACTCAAGAACTGCGTTCCCAGGAACCTGAATCCAGTAATGCGCTCCCTGGACTTGCAACTGCGCGATGGTCAAAGACCGGGTGGTGATGATGTTGGTTGCGCTCGCGGTTGACCCGCTCTCCACGTTGAACGCGATGCTGGTGAGCGAGTTTCCGTAAACCGGTCCGGAAACGACGATGTGAACGCCGAACGGGATTCCACCGTCGCCCACAACTTCAGGCGGATAGGAGTACAGTTTCTCAGTCAAAGACGGAAATGCGGAGATAGTCGGGTTGGATGTGCCAGGGTTCGGCGGTCCAAAGTCAAGCTCCAGGTTGCTCTGCTGTGATGTTGCCCCAACAACCAGTAGATCTCCCAAGAGCGCAGGGGTTGCGAGAATGGTTGCGCTGGCTGACAGTTGCGGGTTGCTGACGGTGTAGGTGCCAACTCCGTTTGCGGCGGTGATGGCGGTAATACCCGTCACGATGGTAGGGCCGTTGGCTGTAGAGATGTTAGCTCCCGTAAGAGAGTCCCCTACAAGAAGCTCAGACCCGGCAGCGCCAGCCGTGATGGTCAATACTCCGGTCGTCGCAATCGAGCCGGTAAACGATTTGGCGGTGGAAGTAATCGGACCGAAGGCCGATGTTCCAGAGCCGTGAAAAAACTGCATTGCGTCTAAAAGCATGATGACTCTCCTTCTAGCGACATCGGCTAGCTGATGATGGTTTCCGAGTTGGAAATCTTTTCGGCCATAACGACCTGAATTCCTTGGAAGCGCGTAATACGCCGCGATCCCCAGATGTCGCCGGTCTCCGCGTTTTGCGTGTAGTAGGCGTTGGTCTTCTGCGAGACCGCTCGGATGTTCATCTCGTTCAGAACGGAGCGACTGCACAGAATCACCGTGCCGGGAGCATTACCCGCACCGGGAAGATTGCCCAGAGCCTGAATGAGCAGGTTCTCATCGAAGCCACCCGCCTGCAACGGAATCGGGTTCACGTTGGCGACTCGTTGAGCGCAGCGTTCGTCAACAATCTGGAGTCCCAAACTCCATTTGCACTGAGTTACATACGCCATCAGTGCCCTGGATTGACCGAGAACTCCGCTCAAGGCGGTGGCCATTGTCCACGGAACTTTGCCGATAGTGTTGATTTCCAGACCTGCTGGACTGCCAGCGGGATAGATTGCTTGAACCTTGTCTTTTCCGAATTCTATCGCCCAAATGCTTGTAGCGTTGCCGGAGGTCAGCCCGCCGTTGTAAGCATTCGCTGGCCAACTTCCGTCTCCGTTGGGAACCGATTCAAGGTTGTTGATTCGTGTTGCCAGGCCTCTGATTCCGCCAAGATCGGTAGCCGGGTTTCCGTAAAACAATACGGATTCGATTTTCTGCTTGAAGCCCTCGATCTTGTTGCTGATCTGGTCCGACATATACGCCGAGGGGTCGGGCTGAAGATCGGCAAATGCCGCATCTTGAACATCCCAATTTTCCCACATGGCAATATCGTCGGTGATGTTGGTGTTCTTGGAGTTCGTAATCACTGCCGCTTCATTGAACCGGCGCGTTGCAGGAACGTCCAGGTAGTCGGTACGCCGAGCGACGTTGAAAAGCATGTTGTTTGCCGGTACGAAAGGCAAGAACTCAAGCAAGGGGCAAGCGCGAGCAAGCACCTTTGCGGGCTGGACAAACATTGCACGCGCATCCGAAGACGAGTAGCTGTTGATTACGTCCGTCATCGTGGTGTAACCGAGTTGCGAGGCATCTGCCATGGCGATAATCTCCCTTTAGAGAGACCTAAATCCTTGCTGGCGGAAGATTGAATTTACTCAAATCGTACCCGGCTTTAGGCGCTTCCGCCCTCTGCCCTGTCCCGCGCAAAGATGAATCCTCTCCGGTTTTTGCGGCCACGTTCAACAGGAATCGCATCATCGTGGTTCGGTTGGCGCTGCTTTCAGCTGCAAATGCCTTGTCGAATTCGACTTCTGTTTTTCCCCATTGCTTCCATAGCCGCGACACGAGCACTACACTCGCATCGTATTTGTCGCCCAACTCGGTTTTCAGGGTTTCAGCCGCCTTGGTATTCTCTGCGAGAATCTTGGCGTTATGCGCTTCCACCATTGAGGTCAACTGAGCATTCAACTTAGATTGAAGAGCTTGAGCGGTTTTCTTGGGAATCCCCTCAGAAAACAAGGTGTCTTCCCAATACTTGTTCCACTCAGGTGCATTCTTCTTTTCAGGGTCCAGCTCATAACCTTCCGGCTTATCGGGCCGTCCGAGTGAGGTATAGAACTTATCGCGCTCTTCCGGCGTCGCATTCTCGCCCAGTTTGGGGATCGAGTTCGCCAACTTCCCCTCGTACTCTTTGGCTTTGTTCGCCGTTTCGAGATGGGCTTTAGCGAAATCCCCCACCGTGCGATACGGCTTGAAAGCCTCATTGTCTCTGAGGTCGCTAGGCAAACCCGCCAACCATCCCGGCGTCTGCTGCTGCTGGTTGCCCGATACCACGGTCGTTTCACTTCCCGTAGGTTGATTGACGACGACTTCATCTGCCATTTGCTGCTCCTTCAAAAATCTTTGGGCCAATAAAAAAGGCAGCGGAGAGTGGATGAGCACTCATCTGCTGCCTTCGGTCTTGCTTGCGTCTCCGTCAGTCTGGCCGGACTTCAAGAGAACCCAAATTGTGAAAAACCAAACTCTATCCGTTCCTGAGCATCACACCGCCGTTGTTCCCGGTATGCACGATTTCAGACATACTGCCGGTTGCGGCCAGGAATGGAACGACTGCGGTATTGGTTGCGTTTCCTGCGATCTGTACGGTGACGCTATAGGTCGCCGTCGCCAGATTCCAGAGAAAGAAGTGATGCCCCGGCTGGCAGGTGGGGAGAACAATCGTCACAGCCCCGGTCGGGGTGATGGTGATGAGGGACGCGCCGGCCTGCTGCGCATTGAGAGTGATGGTGCTGGCTGCTACGGTTCCAAGGTCAAGCTCGCCATATGTCTCAAGACTCGCCTGCGTCTGAGTAGATTTGGCGACAAACCCGCCGCGCTCCGTAGGAATGCGTAGTGCATCCGCTCCCGGCCAGTTCACACCTTGATACGTTGGACTTGGATTCGACATCTCAATTTTCTCCAATCATCAGTAAAGCATCAACTTCGCTCATCATACCACTCATGCGAGCAATTGCAATACCCACATTGTACTCAATCCGCTCCACTTCGTTGTTCAAAGGAACGCCGAAGTGATTTGAAACGAGTATATCACCAAGCACTTTCTGGCCCTCAGCCGAGCTAAACACGCTCTGGTAATACTGCTTCATCTTCTTGTCGGCAAGCTGTCTGTCGTCTTTTTCCGGCGTGTAGTCGATCATTCTCCCGGCTCCTTACCGCCGCCCATCATCGTTTTGAGTGGGCTATCCGGCTCCGCCGCCTTGCCAGCCAGCGCCGCGGCCTTTGCAATCTTGGGTGCGTTCTCAATCTGCTGCTGCTTCTCCTGCTGTTTCTGAGCCATCTGGCGTATCTCTGCAATGGCTTTCGGATCACGTAGACACGTAGCTGGACCTCCTACCGCGTCCCACGCCTCTCGCACCATCTCGTCTGTGTCGAGAGCGTGCATGGCGAGAGGGTCGAACTGGGTGATCGACGTAACCAGCGCCACGCCGGATTGAATCGCCCGGACCTTCGTTACCCTGGTCTGTGCCTGAGACAAGAGGCCCAGGTATTGAACCTTGATTGGCTCATGCTCGGAATCTTGTAGAATTTGCGGAGGTTCCGGTATGCGGCCCGCCCGCGCCTCAATGTCGTACACCCTGGCAATCATGGGGTTGAAGCCTTCCGATTGCAGGTTGCCGACGATGGTTCCAAGCAGCGCCGCTTTCTCGGTCATCAGTTCATTGATTTGCGCCGTCACCATGCGCTCTGTAGCGCCGCCCTGCGCCAACTGTGTAAGAAGCGTGAACACATCCGTGTGGAAGTGTTGGTTGATGATCTGCGCGACTTTGCTCTGATACTCCGTATTGAAGGGAAGGTTTTGAACGCCGGTCGTCAAAGGCTGAGGCATGATCTGGCGAATGTCGCCACGGTTGGTGGGGATGAATGTGAGGCCGTTCGGGCCACGCTGAATCTTTCCGCGCTGATCCTCATACGCCACTATCGCAGGCTCTGCCGCTTTCTGGGCAGTAATCATATTGGTTCTCCCCATCTGATTGTCCAACGCTATAGCGACCCAAGCGTCGTGCGCCGGTGAGCGTCCGTAGGTTTCGTCTGAATTCTTCCTCCACCTCCAACTCAGAATCGGCATGGAGTCGTAGCCGCCCTCGGACAGCATCTTCAACCCCTGATCTTCATCAGCGCCGAGAATCTTTCCGCCCTTTCGATACACCCAATCGGAGGCCCATTTCTTTCCCTTCGCGTCCATGCGCCTTGGATCATAATCTTTTCGGGGATAGACCGCATGGAGAACTTCGCGCTCCGCGTGCATATTGCTCTCGTAGTCGTGTTCAAAGTTGTCGTCGGCCTTTTTCATCGCTTCCATGCCGAACTGTTGAACGAACTGCCGAAGCGTCATTTTGTAGACACGATAGTTTGTGTCAACCTGACCAAATCGGTTTTCTGCGATGAAGCACTCCCGGAAATGGGGAACGGTAAAGATGATAGTTGCCGTAGAAACATCCTCTTCGATCAGCAAGTGGGCTGTGCCTGGAGCAGACCCGTCGCCGATGAATTCCGGCACCACGTCGTAGAAATTACTGCGGTTGAACGCTGAATACATCACATCTTGGCAGTTTTGAATCCACCGCTGGACTTCCGGATAGGAATCAGTTCGCTTTCCAGTCCATGCTCTCATCCGGCTTGTGCGCGAAAAGTTCAGTTTGCCTGGAAGTTCCAGCCCAAACCAAGGTTGATTGCGAGAA